GTCCGACGTTTCTCTCCCTGGTGTGTGGGTGGTGACGGAGCGTCGCGTGCCTGGTTCGGTGGAGCGGGCGACGCGGGCGGAGTTGCGGGCGTTGGGTGTTCCGGTGGGTGGTTCGGCGCGTGCGGCTGTGGCGGTGGAACTGGCCCGGCGCCTGGATGACCCGGCGTCGACGGGTGTGGCGGCGGTGGCGCGGCGGTTGACGGACACGATGGCGGACATCCGGTCGTTGCGGGGGCCGACGGTGGAGGTGCCTGACGTGGACCCGGCGCCGGCCGCGGAGCCGGAGGACGCGGTGGCGAAGGCGCGGGCGGCGCGGGCGGCGCGGCGTGCTGGCGCCTGAGGTGGTGCGTGGGGCGCAGGTTCCGCGGATCCGGTTGGCGCCGGCGTACGAGGTGTCGGCCGGCCCGGCGGCGGTGGAGCTCGCCGCGGAGGCGGGGCTGGTGCTGGACCCGTGGCAGCAGCTGGTGCTGCAGGATGCGATGGGGGAGCGCCCGGACGGACGGTGGGCGTCGACAGAGGTCGGGTTGGTGGTGGCCCGGCAGAACGGGAAGGGCGCTGTACTCGAAAGCCGGCAGTTGTACGGGCTGTTCGTGGACGGCACCCGGGCGTTGCACTCCGCGCACGAGTTCAAGACGGCGCGGGAGCACTTCGACCGGATTCTGTCGCTGATCGAGGGTGCGGATTTCCTGCGCCGGGACGTCGCGAAGGTCCGGACCTCGCACGGCGAGGAGGGCATCAAGCTGCGGTCGGGTGCGGAGCTGCGGTTCGTGGCCCGGTCCCGGTCGTCCGGGCGGGGGTTCTCCCCCGACGAGATCTACCTGGATGAGGCGCTGATCCTGTCGGAGGACGCGTGGAAGGCGCTGTTGCCGTCGCAGTCGGCCGCGCCGAACCCGCAGCGGTGGCTCGTGTCCTCGGCGGGTACCCGGGACTCGGTGGTGCTGGGCCGGCTGCGGGGCCGGGCGCTGGCTGCGTTGGCCGGTGGGGCGCCGGCGCCGCGGTTGACGTTCCACGGGTACGAGCCGCCGGACGGCGCGGACCGCAAGGACCCGGAGACGTGGGCGTGGGCGAACCCGGGCCTGGGGTTCCGGCTCACGCTGGAGACGATCGAGGACGAGCTGAGGTCGTTGTCGCCGGAGTCGTTCGACGGTGAGCGCCTGAGCATCGGGGATTACCCGATGGAGGACGGCGACCGGTGGTCGGTGCTGGAGGCCGCGGTGTGGAACGCCCGCCTGGACCCGGGGTCGGGGATCGCGGGCCCGGTGTTGCTCGCGGCGGACATCAACCCGGAGGGTGACGCGGGTGCGATCGGTGCGGCCGGCCGGCGCCCGGACCGGTTGGAGCACGTGGAGGTCGTGGACGCGGCGGCGGGTGTGGGGTGGATGCTGCCGCGGTTGCTGCAGTTGCGGGACCGGCAGTCCCCGGCGGGGCTGGTGTTGGATTCGCGGGGCCGGGCGTGGGAGTTGGTCCCGGATCTGCTGGTGAACAGGTTCGAGGTCGCGGTGCCGGGCGCGCGGGTGAAGCCGGGGCGGACGCCGATCTTCCGGATGACGTCGCAGGACGTCGCTCAGGCCCACGGTGCGTTCGTGACCGCGGTGAACGCCGGGCATCTGCGGCACCTGGGGCAGCGTTCGCTGGATGAGGGCCTCGCGGGGGCGGCGACGCGGGACCTGGGGGACGCGAAAGCGTGGGCCAGGAAGAACGCGACCGTGAACATCGCCCCGGTGGTGGCTGTGACGAACGCCCGGTGGGGGCTGCTGGCGTTGGAAGCGGCTGCGAAGCCGGTTCCGGCCGGCCCGGCGCTCGCCGGGGGGTCGCCTGTGGGTTCGTACGACTCGGTGGACCTGAACTCTGTTGGGTTCTAGACCGAGCGCCACATCTTCCCGGTGTTGATCCGGCTGATCTGCGACTGCGCGATACCGAACCGGCCCGCCAGGCTGGTCTGGGTGGCACCCCTCGCGAGAGCGGCCCGGATCTCGTGGACATCGGACGCGGTCAGCTTCGCGAGACCGTTCGCCTCGCCGACCGGGGTCCGCGCGCGGCCCTTCTCACGGCAGTCCCGGAGGTTGTCAGCCTGCGTACCTTCGAACAGATGCGCCCCGTTGCAGCACGGCGGGTTATCGCACCTGTGGAGGGCGTTCAAGCCGACCCGGATCGGCCGGCCGAGCGCCAGTTCGAGGGCGAGCCGGTGCGCGCTACCGTGGCGTACGGCCCCGTGATCGTCGGTGAAGTGGTAACGGCCGTAGCCCTTGTGGTTCACGCCGCGGTTCCACACCCAGCAACCGGTGACCGGGTCTACATCGGCCCGGTCGCGCAGCCATTCCAGGTCTCGAACGTGCCTCGCGGGACCGGATCGCACGGCGGAACCTCCTGGTCAGACGGTCTGAGTAACCCAGCATACCCGGGAGGGAGGAATCCACATGGCAGACGCCCGCGGCGCCGTCAATCTGGCCCCGGTCCGGGAGCTGGGCCACGCAAACCGGTCTGGCGCCAGCACTTGGTGGGTCATGGAGGAGGAATCCACCCCTGAACTCCGGTGGCCGCTGTCGATCCGGGTCTACGACGCCATGCGAAGGACCGACGGGCAAATCGGGTCGGTCCTGAAGGCTGTGACGATGCCGGTGTTGCGCACTCCGTGGGCGTTGGAGCCTGGGGACGCGCGCGACGAGGTGCTGTTGCCGCTCGCGGAGGACTTGGGCCTGCCGATCGTGGGGCGCGGGGCCGCGCCGGCGCCTACGCGGGCCCGGGACCGGTTCTCGTGGTCGGAGCACCTCCGGTTGGCGCTGCTGATGCTGCCGTTCGGCCACTCCTACTTCGAGCAGGTCTACAGGATCGACCCGACTGGGCTGGCGCGGTTGCGAAAGCTGGCGTGGCGGCCGCCGCGGACGATCGCGGCGGTGAACGTCGCCGCGGACGGCGGGCTGGAGTCCATCGAGCAGGACCCGCCGGAGGGCGCCACGGAGAACGTGGTGATCCCGGTGGATCGGCTGGTGGCGTACGTGAATGAGCGTGAGGGCGGGGCGTGGCTGGGTCAGTCGCTGCTGCGGACCGCGTACAAGAACTGGCTGTTGAAGGACCGGGCGTTGCGGGTCGGGATGCAGACGATCGAACGCAACGGCATGGGTGTGCCGGTGTACACGGCGCCGGAAGGCGCGTCGGAGGCGGACATCCAGAAGGGCGCGGCGCTCGCGCAGGCGTACCGGTCCGGGGACGCCGCCGGGGCGGGTCTGCCGCACGGGGCGACGCTGGAGCTGATGGGCGTCACCGGTGAGCTCCCGGACGTGATGCCGTACCTGCGGTACCAGGACGAGCAGATCGCCCGGTCCGCGCTCGGGCACTTCCTGAACTTGGGGACGATGACGGGGTCGTGGGCGCTCGGCTCGACGTTCGCCGATTTCTTTACGATGAGCCTTCAAGCGGTCGCGCTGTCCGTCGCGGACGTGGTGAACCAACACATCGTCGAAGACTGGGTCGACATCAACTTCGGGCCGGACACGCCGGCGCCGAAGGTTGTCTTCCAGGAGATCGGTACCCGCCAGCAGGCCACCGCCCAGTCCCTCAAGGCGCTGACCGACGCCGGGATCGTGCTTCCGGACCGGGCGTTGGAGGAGTCCGTGCGGGAACTGCTCGGGCTGCCCCCGAAGGACACCCCGCCGCCGCCGGCACCGGCCGGCCCGGTCGCGCGCCGCGGCCGGCGGGCCTCGGTGTCCGACGACACGCCGTCCCTGTTCTGATGGGCCACCCGCCCGCCGCACCCCCTGAGGAGAGCGCGTGAACCCGTTCCTGCGTCACCCGGCCGCGTTCACGCGGACCCCGATCCGCGCCGAGCGCCCGGCCCCGAAGGCGGGGGACGCCGGCGCGGTGGCCTTGCGGCTGTACGACCCGATCGACTCCTACGGCGGGGAGTGGGGGGTGTCCGCGAAGGAGTTCGTGGCGGTCCTCGACGAGCTGCCGGCCGACACCACCGAGATCCGCCTGTTGGTGAACAGCCCTGGGGGCGAGGTCTGGGAGGGTCTCGCGATCCTGAACGCGCTGCGGGCGCACCCGGCGCGGGTTGTCGCCGTGGTGGAGGGCATCGCGGCGTCGTCGGCGTCGTTCATCGCCGCCGGCGTCGACGAGCTCGTCATGATGGAGAACGCGGAGCTGTTCGTGCACAGGGCGTGGGGCCTCGCGATCGGGAACGCGGTTGATCTGCGGAAGCTCGCCGACGAGCTCGAGCACGAGGACCGCAACCTGGCGTCGATCTACGCGGCGAAGACCGGCGCCCCGGTCGACGACTGGCTGGCGGCGATGTCCGCGGACACGTGGTACTCCGCTGAGGAGGCCGTGGCGGCGAAGCTCGCCGACCGGGTAATGAAGCCCGCCGGCGGCGCCGACAAGGGCGCCGTGAACCGCTGGGACCGAACGGTCCTGGCCCGGGCCGGGCACCACACGGTGCCGGCCGCATCTGAGTCCCCGGCTCCGCCGGGTTCACCTTCTGGAAGGGGTACGCCGGTGGAGTTCACCGACGAGCAGCTCGCAGGGCTGCGCAACACGCTCGGGGTGGGCGACGACGCCACCGCCGAGGACATGGTTACCGCCGCGGAGCATCTGCGGGAGACCGCGGCCGCGCCGGGTGCTGAGACGCCGGCCGCTCCGGTCCAGCCGGAGGGGACGGTCGTGGTCGACGAGCAGACGCTGAACCAGCTGCGCGCCGACGCCGCCGCCGGACGGCAGGCCCGCGATCAGCAGGAGGCGGACCGTCGGGCGAGCTTGGTGTCCGCGGCGATCGCGGACGGGCGGATCGCGCCGGCCCGCCGGCAGGCGTGGTTGGACACTCTGACCCGGGACCCGGGCGCGGAGGAGACCCTGAACTCGCTCGCGAAGGGCCTCGTGCCGCTCGCGGAGGTCGGCCACACCGGCGGGCAGGCCGGTTCCGAGCCGACCGAGGACGACGCGCTGCTCAAGTCCCTCGGTTTCGACGTGACCCCGAAGGTGGGTGCCTGACATGCCCGATTCTCTTCCGCTGTTCAAGCCGGGGCAGGCCATCACCCGGCAGGCGTCCGCCGCGATCACCGGCGGGCAGCTGTGCATCGTGACCGGCTCCGGCACCGTCGGCCCGTCCGCCGCCGCCTCCGTGGCGTGGCTGGGGGTCGCCGCGTTCGACGCCGGGACCGGTGAGAACGTCACCCTCCACAAGGGCGGCGTGCACCGCCTGGTCGCGTCCGGTGCGATCACCGCCGGGGACGCCGTCATCGCCGCCGCCGCCGGCGCGGTCGCGACCGGTGCCGGCACGGTCGGCCAGCAGGTCGGCGTCGCGTTGACCACCGCCACCAACGGCCAGCTCGTCGAGGTCGACCTCGTCCGCTAGCGGGCGCCCACCTGAGAGGAAGTGAGTCACCGTGCCTTTGTCCTACCCGCCCGCTGCGCCGTCGCTGACCGGCGACGTCGTGACGATCAGCAGGTTCCTGCAGAACCCGACCGCGTTCGGTCGCGCCCTGCGCACCATGTTGCAAAACCGGTACATCGCCGACGCGCTGCTCACCGGCCGGTACACCGCCGTCGGCGGTGCCATCCAGTACGAGACCGGGGAGTCGATCTTCGCGGTCGACAACCCCCGGGCCGTCGCCCCGGGCGCGGAGTACCCGCTGACCACGGTCACCACGGGCGCCGCGTCGCTGGCGAAGACGGTGAAGTGGGGTGAGGACACCCTCGTCACCGACGAGGCCATCCGGCGGCTCCTGATGGACCCGGTCAACCGGGCGATGCTCAAGATGGTCAACCAGAACGTGAAGTACATCGACTCGGTGGCCCTCGCGGTCATCGCGTCGTCGGTCACGGCCACGCAGGCCGCGACCGCACCGTGGGCGACCGCGACGGCCGCGCAGATCCTGCGGGACGTCATGCTCGCTCAGGCCGCGATCGTCGGCCTCAACCAGGGGTACGACCCGAACACCGTCGTCGTCGACGACCTCGCGTGGGCGTACGCGCTGTCCGCGTTCGTCGCGGCCGGCTACACCCCCCGTGAGGGCGACGACAACCCGGCCCTGACCGGTCAGTTCCCGGTCATCGCGGGGATGCGGTGGCTCAAGAGCCCGAATCTCCCGACGGCCGGCACCGCGCTGGTCGTGGACACCACCCAGCTCGGCGGCATGGCCGATGAGGATCTCGGTGGGCCGGGGTACGTCAACGGCGGCTACCGCGGTGTCGAGACGAAGGTGATGCGGCAGGACGAGACCGACGAGTGGCGGCTGCGTTGCCGGCGGGTCACCGTCCCGGTCGTCACGGAGCCGGGCGCGGCCCGGAAGATCACGGGGGTGACCGTCTGATGAGTGACTACAGCGTGATCACCGCGGCGTGTGTCGTCGCGGACGAGCAGGGCCAGCGGTTCCACCTGTACTTCGGGGCCCCGGTCCCGGAGTTCGTGAAGGGCGCCCAGTTGGACCGGCTGGAGTCCGAGGGGTTCATCGCCGCGACGGGGGAGCCCATCTCGATCCTCGTCAACACCACGGACGAGCCGATCGTGATCGTCCCGGCGGCCGGGGTCCTCCCGGTCGAGATGACCAACACCGGCGCCGTCGTCGAGGCGGCGAAGGCCCCGGCGTCCGGCACCGACACCACCACGATGGCGCAGCCGCACGGCAACGCCCGCCCGGAGCGGTGGCGGGAGTACGCGGTGTCCCAGGGCGTCCCCGCCGAGGACGTCGCCACCCTGGACTCGGCGCAGGTCAAGGCGCTGCTCGCCGCCCGAGCGGGCGAGTAGCGGGCGGGGGAGGTCGAGATGCCGTTGATCACACCTGAACAGCTGGTCGTGTACCTCGACCTCCCCGCCGACACCGCCCCGACCGACCGGGCCCAGCAGGCATGCGACCTGGTCATCGAAGCGGTCACCGCGCGGGCGCCGGGGCAGACCCTGACCGCTCCGTACCCGGTCGGGTTGCACGGGATCGCGCTGGTCGCGGCGGCCCGCGTGTACGACAACCCGACGATGCTGCGGTCCTACACCACCGGCGGCGACAGCAGCACCTACGCCGGTGACCCCACCGCGATCCTCACCCCGTACGAGCTCGTGCGCGTCGGTGAGGTGTTCGGGGTGTCCGCCGGCGCCCCGCAGGGGGCGTTCCCGGTGCCGCACCGGTGGCCCGACCCCATCACCGCTGTACTCGACCCCGCCTACCGTTACTGACCTGCCGAGAAGGGGCCTGCCGTGGCTAAGAGCCTGATGGACGACACCAGCCGCCCGCTGCGCGTGTGTGACCTGTGCGGGCAGGTCGACCGCGACCCCCGCCACACCATCGCCGGCACCGACCCGGAGGCCGCCGTGGTCGCCGCCCCGACGGAGGACGTCATCAACGGCGTCCTCGAGGCGGCCCCCGCGGAGGACCGCACGCGGTTGCTGCGGGACCTGATGGATCCCAAGTCCTCCGATCGGCACCTCGACTGCTGCGCGGCCGCCGGTTGCCCGATCCCCGTCGGTGAGTTGGCGAACTGCGCGACCCGCATCGCGGGCGCGAACGGCGCGACCGGCGCGCGCATGCTCGCCTATCTGACCAAGGAGAACTGAGATGGCAACCGGCTTGTCGGCCGTCAACCTCGCGAACCGGTGGCTGGACATGCTGTCCGGCACCACGTTCACCGCCCCCGCCGGGACGTGGATGAAGCTCCACACCGCCGACCCGGGCGCCACGGGCGCCACGGGCGCCTCGGCGCAGACCGCCCGGACCGCGATGACGTGGGGCGCCGCGTCGGCTGGCGTGAAGGCCACCTCGGCGTCGACGTCGTTCGCGATGACCGCGACGGAGACCATCACCCACGTGTCGCTGTGGGACACCGTCGGCCCGGCCGGCGGCAACTTCCTTGGCTCGGCCGCGCTCACCACGTCCCGGGCGGTCGCCAACGGCGACACGCTGTCCGTGACGTCGTTCCAGGCCAGCCTGTCCCCTCTCGCCGCGTAGCCACTACCACCCGAAGGGCACCCCATGGGCCTGCCGCTGTACGACACGTCGTGGCGCTCCACCCAGACCGCGTCCGGGTCCGTCCTCGGCGCGCTCCTCCCGCAGGCCGCCGCCGTCGGCACCGGCCGGCAGGTCCGCATCCGGCAGATCGCGATCGCGAACACCACCGCGACCGGGTTCGGGATCGGGTACGGCGTCGCCACCACCGCCGGCGTCACCCCCGCCGGTGGCGTCGGGTCCCCGCCTGGGGTTCGCCGGGGCGGGCCAACCGACCCGCCCTCCACCGCCCAGAACGTGTTCACCACCTATGCCACGCAGCCCGCGCCGCCGGCGATCTACTCCGGGCGGCTGTGGATCCCGGGTGGGTCGATGGTGGTGTGGCCGTTCGCCGACGGTGACGAGCTGGTCGTGCCGCCGGCGGCCACACCGTTCCCGTTCTGCCTGTGGAACACCGGGACCGGTCAGATCGCGGACTGCTCCATAACGTTCGAGGAGTGACCGATGCCCGGTGTTCTGGGGCCAGGGTCGGGCACCGACACGATCCGGCCGATCCTCGCGGCGGTGCCGGCCGGGCAGGCGCTGCAGCCGCGGGTATTCTCGCCGCCGCCCACGTCGGTCCACGCGAACACCTTCGACGGCGGCACCGACACCGGCGCGGTCGACGTGGCGAACTCCGCAGCGTCGGGGTCGCCGTTCTCGTTGGTGTTCACCAGCACCGGCGGCAGCATCGTCTACACCTCGGCCGGGCCGATGCGGGGCGCGTTGTGCTGCCAGATGACGCAGCCGACGGCCGCGAACCAGCCCATCACCGTGCAATGGACCAGCGCGTTCCCGTCGGCGTCGTTCGCGTCGCGGGTGTACGCGAACCTCACCGGGTACCCGTCTGCGGCGGTGGTGTTCCCGATCCAGTTCCGCACGCAGACGGACGCGCAGCTGGTGAACGTGTTCATGTCGACGGCCGGCATCTTGTCGATCCGTAACGCCGCCGGGACGACGCTCGTCACGGGCACGGTCGCGGTGCCGCTGGACACGTGGGTGCGGGTCGAGCTGTGGGGCTCCGGGATGGGCCAGACCGACGGGGTGCTGACCGCCGCCTGGTACGTGGGGCACGCCACCACCCCCTCGGACCTCATCACCGTGTCGGCGGTGACGACGACGGGCCTGGCCGAGCGGGCCCGGTACGGGCGGATGTCGACGGCGAACCTCGCGACGTGGAAGCTGGATGACCCGGCGGTGACGTTCGGGTCGCCGGTGCCGTTGGGGCCGTCGCTGACCGCGCAGACCCTGGACGGGACCGCCGCGCTGCCGGTGACCGCCGTGCTGTCCGCGGACGGGGCCGCTGTCTTGCCGGCCGCAGCGGCTCTGGCCGCGACCGTCGCGCTGTCGGCGGCCGCCGCGGTCACCATCACCGCCGGGGCATCACAGGTCACCACGGCGGCGTTCACCACGGCCGCCGTCCGCACCACCCCGGCGGGTGCCGTGCTGGCGTCCACGGCGGCCGTGGGGGCGTCCGCCGCTGTCACGGCCGGCACTGCCGCGACCCTGACCGCCATTGCGGCCCTCGGGGCGGCTGCAGCGGTCACCGCCCGCACCGCCGCCGGGATCACCGCGACCGCCGCCCTGGCCGCCACCGGCGCACGCACCACGTCCACCACCGCGGCCGCCGCGACCACGGCGGCCCTGTCCGCCGGCGCAGGCACGGCTGTGTCGGCGGGCGCGGCGCTCCCCGTCACCGCCGGGTTCACCGCGGCTGGCACCCGGACCGTCCCGGCCGGGGCTGCGCTCACCACGACCGCCAGCTTGAACGCCGCCGCCGCGACCACCCTCGGTGCCACGGCGGCCATCACCGCCACTGCGGCGTTCACCGCCGCCGGCACCGCCACCCGCCCGGCCGGCGCCGGGATCACCACCACCGCGGCCCTCACCGCCGGCGCCGACACCACGAAGGCCACCGCCGCGGCGCTGGCCACCACCGCGGCTCTGTCGCTGGTGGTGTCCGTCGTCGCCCGGTACGGCGACGTGTACGGCAACGTGTACGGGCAGAACCCGGCCGGGTTGTCCACGGCCACCGTCACCCTCCCGACCACGAGCGCGTGGACGGCCGGGGCTGCGGTGACCCGCCCCGCCGGTGCCGCGGTCACCACCACCGCGACGCTGTCCGCAGTGGCCGACGCCACGAGGGTCACCGCCGGGGCCCTACCGGCCACCGCCGCCCTCACGGCCGGCGCGGCCACCACCGCCGTCACCGGGGCCGCGGTGACGGTCACGGTCGCGTTCACCGCCGCAGGGACCACCGGAGCGGTCGCGCAGGTCTCGGTCACCGCAGGGCTCACCGCCGGCGCGACCGCTGCCCGGCTCGGGTCGGCGGCCCTCGCTGCGGCGGCGGTGCTGTCCGCCGCAGCCGTGGCCGCCCGGCCTGCGACGGCGGGTGTCGCGGTCACCGCGGCGTTCACGCTCACCGCGGCCGCGGGGGTCGCAGGCGCGGCCGGTCTCACCGCCCACATCACGTTCGCGGTGGTCGTGGCGGTCACGGAGAAGGTCAAGCCGAAGGTCCCCCGCCCGGGCGTGGACACCGTCGCCCGGTTCGCCGCCGGCACCGTCGCCCGGCCCGGGGCTGCGCTACTGGCCCGGCCGACCGCCGGGACCGTCGCCCGGCCCGGTACCGCGCTCATCACCCGACCCTGACCGGGAGGCCACCGTGCTCACCAGCGCCCGGCTGCACGACACCGTCACGATCCTCCGCGCCGAAGAGGTCTCCGGGCCGTACAACTCCACGGTGTGGGACTGGGAGAACGCCACCCCCACCGAGGAGCCGGCGTCGGTGCAGCAGATCGGGTCCACGGAGGACGTGGTGTTGCAGCAGCGGACGGAGACCCTGTGGCGGGTGTTCCTCCGGCCCACCGCCGACCTCAAGGCCACTGACCGGATCCAGTGGGACGGCAAGGACCTCGAGGTCGTAGGGGAACCGGACCGGCCCCGGCAACGCGCCCGCGTCCACCATGTCGAAGCGGTCGTCCGCGCTGTTTCGGGAGGGTAGGCCGGCATGCTGCCTGTCGCACCGGACGTCGTCGACCTCACGATCAGGGCGCTTCTCGGGCAACCTGCGGTGACGGCGCTGGTCGGGACCCGGGTGTATGACCGGGTCGCAGGGTCGGTGTATCCGCTCCTGGTCGTCGGGGTGGTCGACTTCGCCCCCACCGCCGAACCACGCCGGACCGTGACCCTCGTGCAAGTCGACTGCTGGGGCCGCGGGGGTGACCCGGCGCAGGCCACGCAGGCGTCTCTGCTCGCGCGGACCGTCGCCGCGGTCGCCCCGGACCTGCGGGGGGCGTGGCCGCCGGCGGCCGGCTACATCGTGGCCGCGTACCTGGACCGGATGCTGCCGCAGCCGGACACCACCACCGGCCGGGCCCGCTGGCTCGTCCAGCTCGAAGTGACCACAGCAACGATGGAGGAGCAGTGAGCGAACAGCTCGTCGTGACCGCCGACATCCCGTTCGGGAAGTCCGGTGTGTACGCGTACCGGGTCGGGGACCGGATCACCCCGGAGGCGGTGGAGGCCAACGGGTGGCAGGACTACGTGCAGGCCGGTGACCCGGCCGACGTCCTGCCCGCGCAGTACGACCCGTCGGCGCACACCGCGCCCGAGGTGAACGAGTACCTGACGACCGCCGACCAGACGGAGCGGGACCGGGTCCTCGGCGAGGAGCGGACCGGGAAGGCCCGGGTGAGCGTGCTCGGGGAGACCTCTTAGCGCCCGGCCTGAGCCTTCCCGCGCTCGACCCACCGCAGGTACGCCTCCCGTCGGCAGGCGCGACACCCGCGCCCGCCGTTCGGGAGCGTCCGGCTGGGCGGCATGTGGTAGGTGTTCTCGTCGTCGTAGGGGTGCCCCTTCGGGCACTCGGTCTTGACCGCGTTCGCGGCAGCAGGTCCCTCCCCCCGCATGGTGTTCACCCGGGGGGTGACCGCTTCCAGGTGGTCGGGCCGGACGCACGCCGGGGTCCGGCACAGGTGGTCAAGCTGGAGCTCCTTCGGGATGGCCCCCTTCGCCTGGACGTAGGACCATCGGTGCGCGCGGAGGCTGCGGCCGTCGTCGGCCCAGAACTTGCCGTACCCGCTCGCGCTCTTACCTCCCGTCCACAGCCAGCAGGTCTCGGTCTTGTCGACCTTCGACCAGAACCGGGCGGCCTCACCGGCTCGACGCCGGACGGGCACGTGCTCGGCGTCCCCGTAGGCGCGCTCCCGCTGGTAGTGGGAGGCGCACAACTCCCGCGCGTAGACGGTGCGCTCGCAGGTGTTCACTCGGCACTCCATGAACCGGATCTAACGGGTTCCCCGGAAGGGAAGCAAATCAATGGCAATCTCAACGATCACCCCTGGGCTCATAAAGACTGGCCCGGGCATCATCCGGTACGCCCCGCTGGGCACCGCGATCCCGACGTTCACCGCCGCCGCGAACAAGGTCGTCGGCACGTGGACGTCGTGGATCGCGGTCGGCTCGACCGATGAGGGCCTGACGTACTCGGAGTCGACCGACACCGAGGATATTCGGGTCGCGGAGTCGCTGTACCCGGTGCGGACGGTGACGACCGGGAAGTCCGGGTCGGTCGCGTTCGCGATGGCGGAGATCAGCGACCTGAACTGGAAGCTGGCCGCGAACGGCGGCACGATCACCGTGTCCGGCACCGGCGTTACCAAGATCAGCAAGTACGTGCCGCCGCTGGCGGGCAACGAGATCCGGGTGATGCTCGGGTTCCAGTCGATGGACGACGACGAGGTCATCATCTGGCCGCAGGTGATCAACACGGGCGGCTTCGAGACCGCCCGGTCCACGTTCTCCGCGAAGCACGTCCTCCCGGCGACGTTCTCCGTCGAGCTCCCCGACGCGACCGTGAACGCCGGCCTGCCGTACGTGCGGCACACCTCCGGCTCCCTCGCCCAGAGCATCTGATGAACCTCGGTGACTTCGGTGCCGCCATGCGGGAGCTCGACCGCAGCACCGACCGCGACACGTTCACGTTCCTCGGCGAGACCTTCACCGTCGCCAGCGACATCCCGCCGATGCTCATGCTGCAGCTCGGCGCGTCGGCGACGGGGAAGATCGACGACTCGGAAGGCTTGGCCGCGATGTGGCAGGCGCTGGCGATCTCCCTCACCGTCCCCGAGCACACCGGCCCGGACGGGAAGGTCGTCCCCGAAGACACCAGCCACTTCAACCGGTTCTACAAGATCGGGCTCCGCGCCGACCTCGACAGCATCATGACGTTGGTGTTCGCGCTGTTCCAGGCGCAGGACGGCCGCCCTACCGTGGCGGCGCCCGCCTCCTCGGGTGGGCTGCCGCCAACTTCGCCGAGTTCGAGCTCCTCGTCTTCTCCTCCGGTGTCCTCACCAGCGGTGCTGACGGCGGCCCCCCGGCCGCTGGACTCGGACGAGGAGCCGGACCGGTCCGCGGCGATGTTCCGGTCCCTGGACGACATCCTTACCGCTGGTTGACGTGGCTGTCCCCGCGCCTGATGGGGAACCTCGTCTACGTCCACCTGCTGGGCCGGACTGAACACGCGGAGGGATGCGTGTTCGACCGGCCCCGCGGGTGCACGAACGACTGCACCCACCGCCAGCTGCACGAGTGGCTGGACGGGCCGCTGCTGCCCGCTGAACGCCGCGCGGCCGTCCGCGTCGAGCAGCGCGGGGCGGTGCTCCTCGCCGGCGACATCCCAACCTGAGAAGGGGGCCACGGTGAAGTTCGAGCCCCGGCTCAGTCAGCGTGTGATCGCCGCGTTGACGCAGACCCCGTCGGTGAAGAAGCAGATGAGGGTGGTCGCGAACGAGATCCGCCGGGAGGCCCGCGCGCTCGCGCCGAAGGACACCGGCGCGCTGCGCCGCGGTCTCTCCGTGACCAACGTGTACGACCCTGGGACCGGGATGGTGGAGTTCCGGGTCGGCTGGTCCGGTGCCGGCTTCTACGGCGGCATCGTTGAGCTCGGCTCCGAGGACACCCCCGCCCGGCCGCACCTGCGGCCCGCGGCGCGGAAGGTCGGCGGCGTCGCCGGCCGGCGGACGGGGGGTGGCTGATGCCGTCGTTGACGGACGTCTACGTAGCGGTCAAGCCCGACGTCGACCGGTTCGAGCCGGAGCTGAAGAAGAAGCTAGCGAAGATCGACGCGTCGGAGGCCGGGAAGCGCGCCGGCGGGTCGTTCGGGATCGGGTTCTCCCGGTCCCTGCCTGCCATCGGCGGCAGGGTGTCGGCGCTGTTCAAGTCGAGCGCAGGCATGGCCGCCGCCGCGGTGGGCGGGGCCGCAGTCGCGGGGGCGTTCGGGGCGTCGTTCACCTCCGCGTTGTCGGTGGAGGACGCGCAGGCGAAGCTCGCCGGGCAGCTAGGGCTGACGGGGGCGCAAGCGGCGCGCGTCGGGAAGGTCGCCGGGGACCTGTTCAAGAACGCGTACGGGGAGTCGTTGACAGAGGTCAACGAGGCGCTCCGCCGGGTCGTGCAGGACACCGGCACCTCGATCAACTCCGTCGACCTGCAGCCGCTGACGGGGCAGGTCATCTCCGTCGCGAAGACGTTCGATCAGGACCTCGGCGGGGTCACCCGGTCTGTCGGGCAGCTCATGAAGACCGGGTTGGCCGCGAACGCCACCGAGGCGTTGGACATCGTGACCCGCGGTTTCCAGTCCGGGGCGGACAAGTCGGAGGACTTCCTCGACACCCTGAACGAGTACGGCACCCAGTTCCGGAAGTTCGGGATCTCCGGCCAGCAGGCGACGGGGCTGATCTCGCAGGGCATCAAGGCGGGCGCCCGGGACTCCGACATCGTCGCCGACGCCATCAAGGAATTCAGCATCAGGGCGGTCGACGGGTCGAAGGCCACCGTGGAGGGGTTCCGGGGCATCGGCCTGTCCGCCGGCGAGATGGCGGCCCGGATCGGGAAGGGCGGGGCGTCCGCGAACACCGCCCTCGACCTGACCCTCGACAGGCTGCGGAAGGTCGAGGACCCGGTGAAGCGGTCCCGGCTGGCCGTGCAGTTGTTCGGCACTCAGGCCGAGGACCTAGGTGACGCACTGTTCGCGCTGGATCCGTCGTCGGCGGTCGCCGCGCTGGGGAAGGTCGGGGGGGCTGCGGCGTCGCTGGACCAGTCGGTCGGCGCGACCGCCTCAGCTGCGCTGACGAAGTTCCAGCGGACCGTGCAGTCCGCGCTGGTCACGGGGATGGGCGCGGCGATCCAGGCGTTCCAGGACGGGAAAGTCACCGCGGACGGGTTCCTCGGCGGTGTGCAGCGGGTCGGGGCGTTCGCCGGGAAGGTGTTCGACACGGTGAGCCTGGGGGTGAAGGCGTTCAGTGCGTCGCTCCGTGAGGGCGACGTCACCAGTGACGGCTTCGTTGGGGTCATGGAACGCATCGGCGCGTTCCTCAAGGTTGAGGTCATCCCCCGGGTGCAGGAGCTGGCCGCGGTGTGGCTGCCCCGGTTCCGGGCCGCGCTGGCCGCGGTCGGCGGCTTCGTGGCCGGTACCCTGGTCCCCGCTATCGGCGACCTGGTCGGGTGGTTGGTCCGCAACCGGGACATCGTGATCCCGCTGGTAGCGGCGGTCGTCGCGGGTGTGGCTGCGTACAAGACGTACCTCGCGGTCGTGAAGCTCATCACCGCCGCCACGAAGATATGGGCGGGCGTCCAGGTAGCCCTGAACGTGGTGATGAACCTAAACCCGATCGGTGTGGTCATCGCCGCGATCGCCGCCCTCACTGTGGGCATCGTCGTGGCCTACAAGCGCAGTGAGACGTTCCGGAACATCGTCAACGGGCTGTGGACCGTCATCAAGACCGGGTCGCAGGCCGCGGCGTCGGCGATCCTCGGGATGGTCTCCAGGATGCTCGGGGCGATGTCGTCGCTGCTCGGCGCGATGGGGAAGCTCCCCGGCCCGCTGGGTGCCCCGTTCCGGAAGGCCGCCGAGGCGATCGACCGGGCGCAGGGCCGGGTGAAGGCGCTGCAGGGCACCATCAACAGCCTCAAGGGCCGGTCGGTCGCGGTGAACGTCGACATGAAGGCGTTCGACCGCACCTACGGGCAAAACTACCGGCTGCCCGGGGAGGTGGTGCAGCGGCGTGCGTTCGGTGGCCGCATCCAGGGCTACTCCCCCGGGGACCGCTCTGACAACATCGCCGCCCGGCTCACGGCTGGTGAGTTCGTGGTGCAGCGCCCCCGGGTGCGGGAGCTCGACGCGCGGTTCCCTGGGTTCCTCGAACGGCTCAACGCCGGTCAGATCGACCTCGGTGGCGACCCGGGGAACACCATCGTGGCCGTGGGGCACAAGGTCCGGGGGCAGCAGGCGGCCGGGTCGCTTCCACGGTTCGCCGACGGCGGCCGGGTGAGGGAGGCGCAGTCGTTCGCCGCGCAGCAGATCGGGGAGCCGTACGTGTGGGGCGGCACCGGCCCGCAGGGCTGGGACTGCTCCGGGTTCGCCGGCGGCGCGTACGCCATCCTCACCGGGAAGAACCCGAACCGGCGGTACTTCACCACCGACAGCATCGGCGCGGCGCAGGGGTTCCGCCCCGGCAAGGGCGTGTTCACCGTCGGGGTCACCCCAGGCCGGGGGCACATGGCGTTCAACATCGGCGGCCAAGCGTTCGAGGCGACCCCGCCGCGGCTGCGGTCCGGGAACTCCGCGGCCCCGGTCACGTCGTTCGCCCGCCAGTTCTACCTCCCCGAGTACGGGGGGCAGTTCATGGGCCAGCCCGGGCTCACGAAGGCGCAGATGGCCGCCGTGGTCCGGGCGAATGGGCCGCGGATCATGACCGGGGTCGCCCGCGACATGGGGTTCCGGAAGATGGACCGCGGTGGGCAGATAGAACCGGGGTGGAACCCGCCGATCTACAACGGCACTGGCCGGCCCGAGCCCGTCACCACCGCCCGCTCGATGGACCAGGCCATCGCCGAGCTCCGCGCGCTCCGCAAGGAACTCGCGGCGATCCCCGTCGCCCGCGTTGATGGGCGGGTCATCAAGCGGGAGTACGACAACCAGAGCGTCCGCAACCCGTCCGGCTGGTAGGAAGGAGACCCGCAGATGACGATGCCCCTGCCGTGGACCGTCGTGGAGGGCCAGACAGGCGAGATCGCGGACACCCAGGTCGCGTACCGGACCCTGATGCCCGCCGCCGCGCAGGCGAAAGCCGGCCGGATCGCGGTCGACACGTTCACCCGCCCCGACTCCGCGACCCTCGACAACGCCGAGACCGGCCAGTCGTGGCAGCTGCTGTCCGGGGCGTTCGCCGTCGCCGGCCTCAAGGCGTCCGCGTCGTCGACCGGGACCGTGGTCCTCGACGCAGGCACGGCGAACGTCGACGTCCAGGCCCTGATCGTGCCGACGTCGGGCGCGGCGGGGATCGTGGTCCGCGCGGCCAACGCGGACACCGACAGGTTGGCCGTCCAGCTCGACATGACCAACGGGTTCCGGCTCAACAAGACCGTCGGCGGCACCCTCACCACGTTGATCACCGTGCCGCAGGCGTTCACGGCCGGCGTCACGTACGAACTCCGCGTCGTGGTGAACGGCGACAACATCAAGGGCTACTTGAACGGCGGCACCGCCCCCCTGATCGACCACACCCTGTCCTCCGGTGATCAGACGACGTTCGGGGCGTTGACCCGGGTGGGGGTCCGCAACACCGGCGCGGCGACGTTCGACGACTTCATCGTCCGCGTGGCCTACCCCGTGTCCGGGGGCGGGTCCGCGCCCACGCTGGCGAACTTGCCGGCCGGGTCCACGATCACCGTCGTTGAGTCCGGTGGCGCGTACATCCGACCGACCGCCCGCACCGACATCATCGTGCGCTTCCAGGGCAGCGCGAACCCCGGCAGCGTGGCGCTGGAAAACGACGAGTGGGTGAAGCTCCCATGACCGACGTCCTCGCCGCCCGCTCCCGCTCCTGGGTCAAGTCCGGGTTCGCCGCGGAGCCGTTCGCGTCGAGCCGGGAGTCCCTCGTCCTGGGCACGTACAAGCCGGACGCGTCGACGACCGGTGTGCTGCCGGGGGTGCCCCGCACGACGGTCACCAGCTTCTCGCCGATCGGGGGCACCACCTACGAGAACCTGACGATCGAGACCATCATGACCCCACCGGCGGGGACCTCGACGATCGTCTTCCGTAACTGTTTCTTCCGGGGCACGCCGTCGGGTCAGTCGTCGGACGTGGGGGTCGCGAAGCTGTACGGGACCGCGCATTGCCCGGTCGAGTTCTACGACTGCTCCTTCGCCGCGCAATTCCCGTCGCGGTGGTGGAACGGCGCGCACGGCTACGGGTTCAAAATGTGGCGCTGTGACGTCTCGCAGGTGATCGACACCCTGAACATCTTCCAGTCCGCGGACCCCACCGGCCCCCTCGGCGTGGAGATCTACCAGTCGTACTTCCATGACTTCCACTGGTTCCCCAACCCCCCGGAGACCCGCGCGACGGACGGGTCCCACTCCGATGGGGTGCAGCTCCAGGGTGGCAGCGGGTTCAAATTCTGGGGCAACAACATTCAGGCGTACAACCACCCCGACTTCTTCAACACGTATTTCGGGACGAACCACGGTAACGCCATCATGATGATTAAGCCGGACGTCGGCGTAATCACCAACGTCGACATCCAGTTCAATTGGCTCGATGGTGGCGCCGCGGGACTGAACATCACCCACGACAATCCCCGGTTCCTCACCAATATCGGCATCATCAAGAACAACAAGTTCGGCCGGGGAATGCGGAACGGCGCGTCGTGGGCGATCAACAGGCAGTCCGGGATCACATGGGACGGCGGGTCGGGGTCCACGCAGAACGTGTACGAGGACGATGGGACCGTCGTCCCGATCCGGAACGGGTGACCCATGCTCAAGCTCCAGGACTTCGAGACCGGCCCCGACTCCACCACGCTCACTGTCGCCCTCAGCGACGACACCGGTGACGCCGCCCTGTCCGGGGTGTACCTGTCCGGTGGGTCCGTGGTGTACCGGGCCGCCAATGCGTTCATCGGTGGCTACTGCGTCGAGCTGTCGCAGGCCGCCGGCACACCGTCGCCGGTGGGGTTCCAGATGTCCGACACCGGCGCGACGTCGTTCGCGTGCCGGATCTACGTCCGCATGACCGGCTACCCGTCCACCGACACCAGCCAGTTCCCCATCCAGCTGCGGTCCACCACGGACGCGTTCGTCGCCCGGCTGGTGTTCACCGCGGCGGGGATGCTGCGGATCACGAAGACCGACGGCGGGAACGTAGTCACCGGGACCGTCGCGGCGACGCTGAACGTGTGGCACCGCGTCGAGTTCTGGGGCAGCGGCCTGAACGGCGCCGCCGGCACGATGTCCGCGGCCCTCTACCTGGGGCACTCCACGACGGCGATCGACACCATCACCGGGTCAAACATCACCACCGCCGGCGTCGTGGACAGGATCAGGTACGGGCGGATGGCGAACGCCGGGTTGACCGCCTGGTACTTCGACGGGCTCGCGCAGAACATCGGCACGGCGACCCCGATCGGGCCGGCGGCGGTCGGGTCGGACTTCGTGCGCCGGTCGGGGGACTGGGTCGCGTTCGACCAGCAGGTCCGCCGGTCCGGCGCCTGGCTCTAGTCCCGAGACTCGGGGACCAGGTCGCGCCAGCCTGGATCGGCGAGCATGGCGCTCCACAGCTCCGACCCGGTGAGCCCGTCCACCGCCGCGGCCCCGTCTAGGACGATCGCCATGCGCATAGCGAGGGCGGATACGGTGCGTACCAACTCGATGCGGGTGGCGCCCCGGAGGTCGTGTCCCATCCCGGTGCCGTCTCCGTTCAAGGCGAGGGTGACGAGGCGGTCAGCCTGACGCACGGCCTCCCGGTGTTGTTCAGCACTGTCCATGCCCGCAGTGTCGCACCCACGGGAGGCCCTGAGTGGCATACGGCAACGCCTACAACAACGTGTACGGCGACCTCGGCGGCACCCCCGAACCACCCCCGCCCGGCCCACCAGCCGACCCCGCCCAGAACCAGCCCCGGCCCGTCGTCCACGTCGGGTTCGCCACCGACCCCACCATCGGCGGCGGCCTCTACCTCCATTGGTCCGACCCCCTCCGCACCTGGGACCAGGCCCTGTGGGCGCCGGCCGACGTGTGGACCGACGTCACCCCGTGGCTGCAGACGTTCGCGTACACCCGCGGCGCGACCCGCGTCGAGGGCCCCATCGTCCGCTACGAAGCCGGCACCGCCACGATCGTCTTCGACGGGTCCGACGGTCGCTTCAACGGCCTCAACCTCGCCGGCCCGTACACCTCCGGCGGCCGGTCCCTCGTCCGCCCCATGGTCCCCGTCCGGATCGGCGTGGCCTACCTCGGCGCCACGTACTGGCTGTGGCAGGGGTACGCCGACCGGTGGGACACCGAGTACCCCGCCCCCACGTACGCCCGCACCACCCTCACCGCCACCGACGGGCAGAAGGTCCTGGGCCGGTCCCGGCGCGTCGCCCGGACGACGCCGGTCGGTGCCGGCGAGAAGGCGGGCGCCCGCGTCCACCGCATCCTGAACTCCGTGAACTGGCCCGCCGCCGATCGTGTCATCGCTACCGGCACCACCACCTTGCAGGGCACCACCCTCGAGGGCGACGCCCTGTCGGAACTCCTCCTCGTCCAGGACACCGAGATCGGCTCCGTCTACTTCGACGCCGTGGGGCGGGTCGTGTTCAAGAGCCGGCACGCCACCCTCACCGAAGCCACCTCCACCACCACCCAAGGGGTGTTCGGGTCCGACCGGGCCGCCGGGGAGCTCCCGTACGCCGCCGTGGCGCCGGCGTGGACGGACGAGGCGATGCGGAACGTGTGGCGCATCGCCCGCGAAGGCGGTGTCCCGCAGGAGGCCCGCGACGAGGTGTCCATCGTGGAGAACCTCGAGTCAGTCCACGAGCGCACCGACCTCCTGATGCAGACCGACGCCGAGGCGCTCGCGTACGCGCAGTACGGGCTGGCGATGACCTCGCAGCCGCGGTTCCAGTTCGAGCAGCTCACCGTCGACCCCCGGGCGCAGCCGGCGGACCTGTTCCCCCAGGTCCTCACCCGGGACTTCGGGCACCGCATCACCGTCCGCTCCCGACCCCCGGGGGTGGGCCTCGTCGAGCGGGACTCCTACATCCGGGGCATCTCCGGGGAGTACCGCGGCACCAACCAGTGGGGCTGGACGTGGACGTTGCAACCGGCCGAGGTCACGTCATACCTCATCTGGAACAGCGGGTCCTGGAACACCAGCGCGTGGGCCCTGTGACCCCCTCGCCCGACACGAAGGAGACCCCATGCCCAGCAGGGTTACGCCCGGCGGCCTGCAGATCCCGAACACCCCGGCGCCCGCGTCGTTCGCGAACGGCATCGCCGGCGGGTGGATCGGCTACGAGCAGCGCACCGCCGACCTGACGAACATCGGCGCCACCGAAGTCAACGTCCTGTCCTCCGCGGTGACCGTGAACGCCGGCCGGCGGATCGAGGTCCGGGCGTTCTTCCCCGCCTGGACGTCCACTGTGGCCGGGGACCTCGCGCAGATGCGGCTCCTGGAGGGCTCCACGCAGCTGCAGTTGGGTCGGTCGAGGACGCAGCTGGCGAACGTTGCGACGGAGTCCCCGACGATCCTGTACGCGGTCCTCACCCCGACGACGGGGGCGCACACGTACACGATGGCGATCGCCCGCACCACGGGGTCGGGGACGTTGATCCTGTCGGGTGGCGCGGATGGCCCGGCGCACCTGCTGGTGACCGACCTCGGGCCGTCGTCGTAAGATTGACACCGCCCCCGTGCCGCAGGGGACGGCCGGTACGGGGGCGCCCACAGTACGATCAGGCACGTCGGGCCCTCAGGGGGTCGGCCACGCCCCCGGCCTGAGGGAAGCAGGCGCGGGGGTCCTTCGCGGGACGGGCCCGCTCAGCGGGTCCCGATGATGATCCCGACGATCGTGCCGGCCGCGAGAATCACCGCGACGATGATGTTCCCCGCCGACCCGAGGCCCTGGGACTTCCCCTCCGTGCGGTCCATCCGGGACTCCATCAGGTCGATCAGCTTCTTCAACGACTCCAACTCGGCGGACGTCGCGACGCCGGTCCGGAGCTCATTCAGCAACGTCAGCCGCTGCTCAATCGAGTACTCCGCCTTCGCGACCGCCCGCTCAGCCGACGTCAACGCCGCCCGGATCGCTTCCTCCTGCGCGATGAACCGCTGATCGAACCGCCGATCCCGCTCCCGCAGGACCGCGTCGTAGTGCGCACGCAAGGTGTCCGTCGTCCAACCGCTGCGGTGCTCCTCAGTCTCACCCGACACGCCGCACCTCGCTCCCGTCACCACCCACGATAGGGGGCAGTCACCACCACACCTAGATCACCGCGGCCCGGGAACGTGGGATGCTGGCACAGCGGAAACAGACCGTGCCGGCCGCTCCCCCCGTCCCCACCGCGGGACCACCACGACCGGGTATGCACATGGGGGACGAGGGGAGCCGATGCAGTGGTCGACTGGGTCAGCGGAACAAGTCATCCGGAAGGTCTTCGCGCCACTCGCCGGGCTGGGGCTCCTCATCGGCGAGCAACTCCGCGACGGGGAGGACAGCGCACTGCTGATCGGCGCCGCGGTGGCGTTGATCCTCGGGCAGCCCGTCGCCCGGATCCTGGACAGCCGGCGCGAACCGGATCCACCGCCGCCCGACCCGCCGGCCCCGCAGCGCTCGCCCACCGCGCAGGATCCCAGCCCGTAGTGTCCGGCCGAGGCGGGTACGAAGCTGCCGTGTGGGTCGGTGTGACGATGCTGCTGGTGTGCCAGGCCGCCGAGGATGTGGCGGGGGCGTGGCCGATGTGACCGGGCCCAGTCGTAAGCACCGCGGGTTCGGCTTCTGGTTCGCCTACGCGTGGGTGGCGCTGGCGTCGCTGGCGATCGCGTGGACGGTGAACCGGGTCGCCGACGAACCCAAGCGCATCCAGGAAGCCATCGTCGAAGACCAGGGCCGGCAGGCCCGGGAACTCGCCCGGCTCCGCGCCGAGCAGGAACGCGCCCAACGCAACCTGTGTGTCCGATGGAAGCAGGAAGCCGGCGTCGATGTCCTGCCCTCCACGAGCGACCTCGGGCGCATCATCATCCGCACGGCCGCCGCCGGGTACGTCCTCACCGGCTGCGCCGACGTCACAGGCCCCCTCGGGCCCGTCGACCCCGACGCGTACGTGGTCGCCCCCACCCGCCCGGAGGACCGGTGACCCGGCTCCTCCAAGTCCCCGGCCCGGGTGACTACGGCGTCTGCCCCGGCGGCGGGCCGCTGATGTTCGCGGTGCGGCTGTGGACCGGGGACGTGCCGTTCCTCAAGCCGGCGTGGGCCGGGCACGCCGGCCTCGTCCGCCACGTCACCCTCGACCCCGGCGGGCACCTCGCCGGGGTACTGGTCTCCGAGGCCACCCCCGACCAAGGCATCCGTGAACGGTGGGTCGAAGGGCCCGCGCTCGCCGGCTGGCGATGGTCCACCCTGAACCTCTCGCCCACGCAGCGCGCCGCGGCGGTGAAGGTCATGGACGAGTACCGCGGGACCCCGTACGACTGGCCGTCCGTTGTGGAGGTCGGGCTCCGGGTCATCGTCGCCCGCTACCGGGGGCAAGCGGCGGACCACCCCGACAAGCGGCTGTTCTGCTCGGAGTGGGTGTCGTGGGTCGCCCGGGACTTCATGCACCTCGACCTGTTCCCGGGGATCGCACCGGGCACGGTGTCTCCCCACATGTTGGACCGGCGGCGCGCGGGGCCGCTCACCGCCCGCTGAGGCGACGATTCGTCGCAGGAGTGGGTAGCGTGGGCGCCTGCGCCGGGGCGACCGCACCGGCGCCCGCCCCACCGAAAGGAACCACCGCAGCAATGAGGAGACTTCTCCCCGCGCTGTTGCTCACCCTGGGCACCCTCGCCGGAGTCCAGGGCAACGCCGCCGGCGCCGCGCTCGGCGCCGACGGGGCCCCGGTGACCGTCGCCCCCGTGACGACGGAGAACAAGGCCAAGCAGGGTGGCATCCGGACCGCCCCGGACACCACCGAGAACAAGGCCAAGCAGGGTGTGCCCGCGTTCGCGCACAGCGGGCAGAGCCCGGACACCGCGCTCGGCCGGAAGCTGGGCCGGCCGAAGACCGTCCCGGCGCTGACCCCGCCGGCTACGACCAGGTGGGCGAAGACCCCGCAAGTCATCTTCAACCTGTCGCCCAAGTACGGCGTGGGTGTCGCCCGCACCGCGGGCGGACCGGCGTACGACGCGGTCCTGCCCCCGCGTAGGCACACGTGGCAGCAGTTCCAGTGGACCAGCGCGGAGGCGTACTTCCTGCGCGCCGGGTGGTGCGCGCAGCTGTGGTACAAGCCGATCGGCGCGTCCCACGACCAGTGGCTGTACTGGTACAGCGTCGACAGTGGCGTGACCGGCGCCAAGCAGTTCATCGTCAGCACCAACCTGGACTACGGCGTCCGGATCCTGTGGCCGGGCCGCTGCTAGGTCGTGTTCACCCCGGCCCGCTGGGTGTGGTCGGCGACCCTAATCCGGGTCGTTGACGGCGACACCCTCGACGTGGAACTCACCCTCGTCGTGGATGTGGGGTTCGGGCGGCGGCTGACGTCGTCCGGGCCGCAACGGGTCCGCCTGAACCGGGTGGACACGTGGCCGTCGACCACACCCCGCGGTGCCGCGGGTACCGCGTTCGTCCGGGCCGCCCTCGCGGGCGGCCCGTTCGCTGTCCAGACGTTGAAGCCGTACAAGTACGGCGGGAACCAGCCGGCCGCCGAGTACATGGCGGAGGTGACCCTCGCCGACGGCCGGAACCTCTCCGATGCGCTCATCGCCGCCGGGCACGCCCTGCCGTACGACGGGCGCGGGCCGCGCCCCACCACGGATGTCGTCTGACCGTCGTACGCTCACCGTGACCCCCCGCCCCCAAGGAGGCACGCGTGACCGAACCTGAAGTCCTGGAACCGTCGGACTCGCCGTCGGCGGTGCTGGAGGGCAACCTCCGGACCGTGACCGACGACGAGTACTTCGACGCGCAGACCGCGATCCCGCCCGGCGTCGACGACGACGGGCGCACCTACGATCCGCTCGAAGGGGTCGTCGATGAGCGCCCCCGTTGACGTGACCGCCCCGCCGTGGCCGGTTGTCGGTGAGTGCTACGGGCACAAGCTCCCAGATGACACCTGCCGGCAGTGCGACGGCTCCCACGGCCACCAGTGGATGGCGTGGCACGAGGCGCCCCAGGTCGGCCGCAGGACGTCCGTCGTCGGCGGCCAGTCCGGGCCCGGCATCCCGGTCCGGTGCACCGACTGCGGCGGCCGCAAATGCGACGCCGCCGAGTGCATGGAACGGCGCCACCACCGCGGCCCGCACCTCGGGCTGACCGACCACATCAGGGAGGTGGGCTCATGAGCGCCACCGCCCTCGACGTCCGCCGCATGCGCGCGATCGGCGCTGTCCTCACCCGCCACGACGTCCGCCCCGTCTGGCGCCCCGGATGGGACTCCCGCGGCACCGGCTACACATTCGCCCCCCGCGGCCTCACCTGCCACTGGGACGCCTCGACGATCCGGTCCGGGGAGTGGGGTGCCCTCGGCATCATCGAACGCGGCCGCGGCGGCGACAGCCCCGTCCCCGGCCCCCTCGCGCAGTTCCAAGGCGCCCGGTGCCTCGACGGGATCCCGAAGGTCGCGATGGTCGCCGCCGGGCGGGCGAACCACGCCGGCCGCGGCGGGCCCTACCGGCTCCCCGACGGCACCATCATCCCCGTGGACTCCGCGTCCCGGTACATGTACGGCGCCGAATGGGCATGGGCCGGCCCCACCGAGAACCTCAACGCAGCCGCCCTCCACGCCTACCGCGTGCTCGCCTACGCCGTACGGGAGGTGCTGTCATGATCCCCGCCGGGAACATCATCGGACATCGCGATTGGGCCCCGACCCGCAAGACCGACCCGGGCCCCTACCTGGTCGACACCCTCCGGGACTGGGCACCGCCCACCCCCCGGCCCCCCGCACCGCAGGAGGACGAAGTGACCCCCGAGGACCGCCAACTGATCGCCGACGCCGTGGAGCTCAAGCTCCGCGACACCATCGACTTCCACGTCACCCCCCGCTCCGTCGGCGGCGCGCTCACGACCCTGCACAAGCTGGCGACCGCCGCCACGAAGACCCGCGGGGAGATCGACCGCCGCACCCTGTTCGCGCAGGCCCAGCTGGAGCAGATCCGCACCTGGGTCGGGGCACCCAAGGTCGAGTACCGGCCGGACGGCAACTACCCGCCGCCCATCGCGCCGCCGGCGCCGCCCGTGCTCCCTGCCGACCCGGGCACAGGCCCGGTGGCCCCGTGACCGCCCCGTTCGGGCGGAAGGTCTCCGGGTGGGCCCGGGAGATCGTCGCGAAGCGCGTCCTGATCGTCGCGGCCGCGGTGGGGGTCGCTGACTTCCTCGTGCAGACCGGGCTGATCCCCGACGAGATGACCGAGCAGACCGACACCCTGGTGTCCCGCGGGATCTACGTGATCGGGCTGATCGGCGGCATCTTCTGGGCCCGCGCCGGTGTGACGCCGTCGAACCCGGACCTGCAGCCGAAGACGAACACCGGGGTCCCGCTCGTCCCGGCCGACCCGGGCGCCGACACCCACGGCCGGCACGCCGCTCCCGTGGACCCGAACGGCCCGGTCCTCTGAACGTCCCGGCCACCCCACGGCCGGGCCTGTCCCCCCCCACACGAAGGAGCCACATGACCACCCCCACCACCGACCAGGAGCAGTTCCAGGCCCGGTACGGCGACGTCAAGTCCGCCGTCGACGAGCTCCGCGACGCCGTGCTGAACCCGGGCCCGTCGGAGGACGAGCATGACCAGGCTATGGAGGCCCTCGACGCGGAGGTCCCCGGGTTCTTCCGCCTCGTCACGAAGGTTCTCGCGAACTACGTCAACAACCAGCCCGGCGAGCTCGACGAGGCCGCGGTGGCGGCGGCGGTGCAGCTGGTGAAGCGGGTCGGTGAGCCGGCCCGGGACGCGGCGTTCGCCTCCGGCGCCCGGGTCCTCGGCGGCGCGGTGAACCGGCTCGCGGTCGCGCTGTCGGTGACCGGCGAGGTGGAGTGGGAGGACAAAACTCCGGACGCCTGACCGCCTGGGGCTACACTGTCGCGGCATCCACCTCCCCTCCGTGCAGGGGGTGCCCGGACCCGCGGCCGGCACCCCCGCACCACAGCGGCCCCCCACCTCACGGTGGGGGGCCGCTTTTGTGCTGCCCGGGGTCAGGGGGCAGCGTGGTCAGGTCAGGTCAGGTCCAGCGCCAGCCGAACGGGGTCCACACCCACATACTGATCACCTCCTCTCATCCGATGACGACGCGGGCGACCTGCCCGGCGATGTAGGCGGCGGAGAACAGGCACGCCGAGTACGCGGCCGCCGGCTGCCACCCGGCGCGGACGGACCGCACGACCCCGACGATGGGCGCGGCGATGCCCATGCAGCCGGGGCTGTCCTGGTGGGGGCGGCCGGGTTCGCCCCAGTGCTGGCCCATCACGGTCTCCATTCGGTGCGGTATGCGGCGTGCTGGTCGTACGGCAACGCGAGGAGCCGGAGTGTGACGCACGGCCAGTCCGCGCCGAACCCGCCGCCGCCGGCGCAGCAGTCGCAGGTCAGCCCGACGCCGTGGGACCAGGATCCGGTGTGCTCGTCCACGATGCGCCGTTTCGCCTCGAGCTCACAGAGCACCCGGGCCGGGCTGTGACGGGCGATGTGCGGCAGGGGTCCGTTGCGGTCGGGGCGGGCCGGCCACCGGACTTCGAGGGTGCCGTCCCCGTGTATGGCGCCGGGGTCGGGGACCGTACTGATCCACCGCCAGAGGCTGCTGCGGACGAGCTGCGCGGCGCGCTCGTCCTCGTCGAGCCGGGCCCGCAGGAACGCCACCAGGTCTACACCGCCGCCGGCCGTCACCCGGTTCCCCGTGATGGGCGTGGTCATCGGTCGGTCTCCTTCGCCGGGGCCAGCAACGCCCGGCCCAAGTCGTTCAAGGTGCCGTCGTGGGCCCCGAGGCAGAGCTCTGCCTGTTGGTGCGCCGCCCCGAGGCGACCGCGGGCGGCCTGCTGGTCCTCGACGGGGGTGACGTAGGTGTCGGTGACCGCCGCGTAGATCTGGCGCAGCACTTCCAGCGGGGCGGTCACCGGCCGAGCACCGCGTCGGTGTGGTCCTCGACCTGGTGGATGTTGAGGCCGGCGCGGGTCCAGAACCGGGCCCCGCACCCACACCGCCACCGCCTCACGGCTTCTCCATCCTGTGCACCGGCACCGGGAACTCCACCCAGTGCGTCACCCCACCGAACTCGACCCGCCGCCCGACGTCCTCGTCCGCTTCCCACGTCCCTAGGTAGACCGGGCCGTCGTAGTCGGGGCCGTTGTGGAGGGGCCACCCGGACACGATGCACCCGTCGAAGATGAACGCGGTCCGCCCGGCGAGGTCGTCTTCGTGGCGTGGGGGGAGGCCGTCGGTGGCGATCTCGTGGACCCGGATCGTGTACTCCCTCATCGGGTGTCCGCCTTCTCCGGGGCGGGACAGGTCACGCACGCGGAGCCGGGGGTGTTCGACGCCCCGAACTCGTCCCACTTGTCCAACGCGATGTACCCCAGGGCCAGCAGGCCGCCGACCACGATGACCGTGCCGACGACCGCGAGGAGCAGGTACGTCAACGCCCGCCCAGCCCGCGACGGCGCCCGGTGCGCACCGCGGGTCATCGGCCGGACCGGCACTGGCGGGACGCCTCACGGTAGTCCGGGGTGATCTCCACAATCTGCCGGTTCTTCCGCTCCAGGTCCGTCGACGCCGCGTCCAACCCCGCCGAGTCGCCCTCGGTGATCGCGGTGAACGCCGTCGACACCACCGCCATCGACTCCGCCGACAGTGTCAGGCCCTGCTCCGCCAGCCGCAGCGCTTCCACGCACACCGCCGGGGTGCGCTCCACCGTCTCGGTGACGGTCTTCGCGGGGGCGGTGACCGTGCGGACCCGCTCCGGGCCGGGGACCTCCTTCGTGTCCTCGCCGCCGGCCGAGCCGATGACGATGCCGAACAGGACGAGCGCGCCGGCGGTGGCGACCTTGCGGAGGGTCCGCTTCCGGGTGGGGGGCACGGGGGCCTTGGGGGGCGGTGTCCCACCGGGGCCGGGGGGCTGGTGCGGGTCGGGCGGGGTGACGTTCATGGGGTCCTCTCAGAGACGGTCGGGGTCAGATGCGGGCGGCGTCGGGGACGGGGCTCGGGGCGCCGGCTTCGATCCATTGGAGGTAGGCCGCGCTCCGGGCCTGCTCCTGGGGGCACTTTTCCTGGTGGTGCTTCGCGCCGCTGCTGGTGGTGAACCCCCGGCCGCAGACGCACCACTCCTTGAGTGGCTTCCCTGTGGTGGTGTTCATGGTGTCCTCCGGGGGGCGGTGGCGCTTCGGTGACACGACAGATGTTCCCCTAGCGGTGCGTGGGTGTCAACCAGCGCCACGGTGTTGCGCTGGCGGCACGGATCGGCTACGTTCCTTCCATGACGAACCCCACCCCGCAGGACCCCGGGGTCGCCACCATCGGCGATCGGGCCCCCCTCCGTCTCGCCGTCGCCGCCGAAGTCCGCGCCGAACTCGCCCGGCAGCGCGTCAGCGTGAACATCCTGGCCGATCGGGTCGGGATGCCCCGCGCGAGCATGCACCGCCGGTGCCGCGGCGAGATCGACTTCGGCGTTGAGGAACTCGACAAGGTGGCCCGGGCGCTGGGGGTGCCGTTCGAGGCGCTCGCCCAGGGGATCGCCCGGGGTGGGGACCAACCACCAGAGAGGAACTGACCAGTGGGACTGGATGACGAGCGGGACTCCGCGTCCGGGTCGATCAGCAACGCCGACAAGACGAAGGCCGGGGGGAAGCTTCCCAACGGCTCGTCCGTCACCGACCGGATCAAGAACGGTGCCCAGGTCGCGAACGACGCCGTGAAGAACGCGAAGAGAGGCGGTAAGAAGTAGTGCCCGCGAAGCCGGATCCGGGGGACCCGGGCGCGGGGAACTACTCCGCCGGGAAGCTCCCCAAGGGAGCCACGGTGAACGACAAGGTGCGACGGGCCGCGAAGGTCGCGGGCGCCGCCCGGTACAACGCGAAGAAGGACAAGTACGACCCGAAGAAGAAGTAGTCGGAGCTGTCGGCGTCCCTGCCTGCCGCCCGTGGGGAGACCACAGGGCCGCGCGCCACAGGTGGGCGGGGGCGCCGACGCAAGAACCCGGGGCCGCCCGGCCGTGTCGACGCTGCCGCGCCGGGCGGCCCCGGACCAACATCATCCCGCCCCCACCCGAGGAGTACCCCGTGGCTCGCCCCGAACCGGCCGTGTTCTGCCCGAAGTGCGGCGCGAAGTTCACCGGCCTGTTGCGCCTGTTCGACCGGAAGCAGCACATGAACGCCACCCACGGCGGCTCCGCCCGCTAACCCCGCCCCCGCATGAAGGAGCCCCCATGGCGACGAACAACCCCCGCACCGTCCACAGGGTCAGGGTCACGGCGTCCGTGGTCGACGTCCCGGCCCGCAAGTTGGACACCGGGCACACCTACGCCCCCGACAGCATGCGCATCGATTACGAGTGGACCGTCGAACCGGACGGCAGCCGGACCAGCGTGCAGCCGTACTCCGAGGTGTACGGGCCGCTGGTCCGGCAGAACGGCGCGGTGGGGGTGGCCCGGCGCACGGAGCGGTTCTACGGCATGCGGCATGTGCCGCCGTGGGTCGCGGTGGCGGTCGCCACGTACGACCCGCGGCCTCCGGCGGTGTAACGGGCTGCGGCGGTCACCCGCCCCCGGGTGACCGCCGCGCCGAACCCCTCAACCCCGCAGAACCCGCTCCCGAAGGAGACTTGCCCGCATGCCCAAGATACCGCGCCCCTGGCCCCGTAGGCGCCCCCCGGCCGCACCGCGCCGGCTCCTCCCCGATGCCTTGGACCGGGTGGCGTCCCCGGCGTTCCTGGGGCAGATCCGGGAGACCGCCGCGTTTGAGGAACTCGTCGACACCCGCCAGCTGCTGGAGTCCACCACCGAGCAACTCCACACCGCTCAGGCCGAGATCCACGACCTGCGCGGGGAGATCGCGGGCCTGTACCGGGCGCTGGCCCGGTCGACGCAGCTGGCCGGGTCGGTGCCGTCCGATGGGCTGCCGGTCGCCGCGGTCCATGTCGTGATCCCGCAGGAGGGTGACGCGGTGGTCCGGTACCTGCCGCACCTCCAGCCGGTGGACGTGTGGGTCCTCATGGGCCGTGCCGCGCACGTGTACGGCGAGCGGCACGGGCTCCTCCCGGACGGGGATCCGGCGTGAGCCGGCTGCGGGGGTTCCTGGCCCTGTTCCAGTGGTGGCGGAACCGGGAGTGCACGGCCGGGCGCCACCGGTGCGGGGAGTGCTCCGCGCTCGCCCGCAACACCGCCCGCATGGGCCGCCCGCCGGCCACCCCGGAGGAACGGGCCGCGGCGTGGGAGGAGGCGTGCGCCCGCGCGCTGGTTGCCGCCGGCTGGGAGTCGTTGGAGGTGGCCCGTGCCCGCGCGGCGACGCTGCGGGCGCTCACCTACGACCAGGAACGAACCACCCCGTGACCCCCGTCGAGGCCATCGCCGCGGTGGTCGGGGTCGCGCTCGTCGGGGCGTGGCTGTGCGGGACCCTCGTCCTCCTCACCCTGTCCATGGACTGGTTGTTCATGGACGATGACCGCCGTTCCCTCACCTACCTCGCCGCCGCTGTCCTGTCGTTCGTCGGGATGGTCGCGGTGGTCGTGTACGCCTCGGAAGGGGCCTTCCTGTGACCTCCCAAGCCCGCCGCGCCCTCGCGGTGATCATCGCCCACCTCGGACAGTACGAACAGACCCTCGGACACGTGGACGGCGTGTTCGTCCGGTCAACCGATCTGCGTGCCGCGATCGACGCCACCCGCACGGCCCTCGCCAAGCCGGACACCGAGGACGGCCCGGACCTCCTCGCGGAGGCGCAGGCCGCCCACGATCGCGCCCAGACCGAGGACGTCCCCACCGTGGGCGTCCTCGCCCTCCCCGACGAGAAGTACGTCATCGTGCTGTCGTCGTGGCCGCAGTACGACCCGGAAGCGGTCCGCGACGTCGCGGAGCGCACCGGGGCGTCCGTCCTGGTCTTCGCGCACCCGGTCCGCGTCGGCAGCCAGTTGTGACCGCGGCGTGCCGGTCGTGTGAGGCGCCGATCCGGTGGGCGGTGTCCGACAGCACCGGGAAACGGATCCCGCTGAACGCGGAACCGGACCCGGCGGGGAACCTCGCCGTGCGGCTCGTCGACGGGCGCCTGCGGGTGCGGTCGGCGCCGGCCGGCCGCACCGAGCTGGACGCGGGCGAGAAGCGGGGCATGTCGCACTTCACGACATGCCCGGACGCCGACCAGCACCGGCGACCCCGGTGACCCCCGCCGAGATCCTCGCAGCGCTCGCCGAGCCGGCGCCGGCGCCCGGCGCGTACGTCCTGCGGGACCTGTCGTTCGAGGACTACTTGCGGGACCCCGTCGCGTGCGGGTCGATCTCGTCGTCCGGCGCGAAGCGGCTCCTGCCGCCGCACTGCCCCGCCGCGTACCGCTGGTACGCCGACAACCCCCAGCCGCCGAAGAAGGAGTACGACCTGGGGCACGCCGCCCACGAGCTGCTCCTCGGGACCGGGTCGGGCCTGGTCGTCGTCGACGCCGACTCGTGGCGCACCACCAAGGCACAGGACGCGAAGAAGGCCGCGTACGCCGCCGGCCGTACCCCGCTGCTCACGAAGGACATGGCCGAGGTCGAGGCGATGGTGGCGGCGGTCCGCGCGCACCCGGAAGCCGGGCCGCTCCTGGACCCGGCGTCGGGGGACTCCGAGCAGACGTTGATCTGGTTCGACGACGACGCCGGGGTGTGGCGCCGGGCCCGCCTGGACCGGGTCCTCGAACGCGGGTTCGGGGAGCGCGTCGTCATCGTCGACCTCAAGACCACAGTTCGGGCCGACCCGGACTCCGCGGGGAAGGCGATGGCCGCGTTCGGCTACGACCAGCAGGCCGCCTGGTACCTCGACGCGGCCGCGGCGTGCGGGCTGGACCCAGTCGGTCCGGGCGCTGGCGGCCCGGACGTGTACCTGCTGGTGATGGTCGAGAAGTCCCCGCCGTACCTGACTGCGGTGTACCGGCTCCCGGAAGAGGTGCTGCAGCGGGGGCGGGTGCGGAACCGGAAGGCCCTGGCCGTGTATCGCCGGTGCATGGAGTCCGGGTGGTGGCCCGGTTACAACGACGACCGCACCGCCTGGTTGGACTCGCCGGCGTGGGCGGCGCGGCAGCACGACGACGCCGCGGCCCGCGGTGACTACGACGTGGAGGACACCCCATGACCGACCCCACTTCTACTTCCTCGACCGGCCGCGGGGGGCGACTGACCTTCCGCCGTGCTTACGCGCTGTTCCTGGCACTGGTGGGCGTGCCTGTACTCGCGTTGTACTTCTTGCTCCGAGCGACCGTGGGCCTGCCGTCCTGGGCTTGGATCGTGGCCGTGGCCGTCACCAGCCTGACCTGGTCGTTCGGTTTCGCGCCCCGCGTGTACCGCTCGTCGGGTGGTGCGTGATGGGACTGGACCGCAACCGCACCAGCCCCCGCCGCCCGCCCGGCGCCGTCGTCCCCGCCCTCAAGAACTGGCCGCCCCGATGTGTCGTATGCGCCTGGCAAGGTGCCCCTGACGCCGACCAGAGCCCGTACCTCGCGTGCGGCGGCGACCCGGCCCGGCACCAACGCACACCCACCGCCCCCAAGGAGACCCCGTGACCACACCCCCCGACCCCACGATGCCCGTCCAGGCCGACGAACTGGACTCGACCGTCGCGCTCGCGTTGTCCCGGGTCCTGACCGCCCTGGACACCCTCGCCGCGGAAGAATCCGCCGCGTTCGTCGGCCGGGTCGAGCTTCCCCCGGTCGCCACTAACGCCGAGGACCCGCCGCCGCGGTGGGCCGACATCCGCTGGTGCGACGAAGCCGACAGCGGCACCGGCGCGCATGTCGCCCGGATCGTGGGCGCCCCGTGACCGAAATCGCCGTCCCAGACGCCCGCCCCACCCGCGGCCCCGCCCGCGTCGGGCAGGCCACCGCCGTCGAACAGTCCCGCGCCGTCGCCGAGGTGCAAGCCGCGGTCCTCGTCGCGATGCAGTACCCCCGCGACGTCGCCGCCGCGACCCTCGCCATGCGCGACGCCTGCCAGAACCCGCGCCTCGCCGGCCGGGCGTTCTTCGCGTTCCCCCGCGGCGGGGAACGAGTCGCCGGCCCGTCGGTGTACCTCGCCCGCGAGCTCGCCGGGATGTGGGGGAACGTCACCTACGGCGTCGCCGAGATGCTCCGCGACGACGAGCACAAGCAGTCAGAGATGCAGGCGTACGCGTGGGACCTCGAACGGAACGTCCGGGTGTCGTCGACGTTCATCGTCCCCCACATCCGCGACACCAAGAAGGGCCCCAAGCCCATCACGGAGATGAGGGACATCTACGAGAACAACGCCAACGCCGGCGCCCGCCGGGTACGGGAGGCCATCTTCTCCGTCTTACCGTTGTGGTTCGTCGACGAGGCGCAGGAGATCGCCGCGAAGACGAACGAGCACGGCGGTGGGAAGCCCCTGCAGCAGCGCGTCGCGGACGCGGTCGCGGCGTTCGAGCGGCTCGGGGTGTCCCCGGACCAGATGGCGGACCGCATCGGCCGGGCCGCGTCCCGGTGGACCGGGCAGGACCTGGCGCAGCTGCAGACCCTGTACGGCTCCATCCAGCGGGGGGAGTTGCGCGTCGAGGAGGAGTTCCCCCGCGGCGACCCCGGCGTGTCGCGGCCCCCGGCGCCCGCCGACCCCGGCACCGGGCCGGCTCCCGTGCCGCCCGCCCCCGGCCCGGACGCGGAGCCGGCGGACCCGATGGCCGACCGGCGCCGCGCGGAACGGGCCATGTTCGCCGAGCTCGGCAGCATCAAGGTCACCGCCCGCGACGACCGGCTCAACCTGTGCACCGACATCGTCGGCCGGCCCATCAACACCACCGACGACCTCACCTCCGAGGACATCGAGCTCGTGACCACTGCGGCCCGGAACATCGGCTACACCACCGACGAGGAGAAGCGCGACGAACGCATCGCGGACCACGTCCTCGCCGGCGCCCGGGCTCGGGCCGCGGAACCGCTGTAGCCGTGGCCGTCACCCACCGCCGGTTCCCCGGCCCCCGGCTGTGCCCCGTGTGCGGGTTCGCGATGGACCCGGTCCTCGCAGACGTCGACGACCACCCGAACTGCGGCGCCGACCCCGGCGCGGTGCCGCGGTGGCGCCGGCGCCACGCCCAACGCCTCACCCCGGACCAGTTGGCCGGCTACGTCGAACCCCTCCCAGCCCCCGACGAACCCCAGGAGCCCTGATGACCAGGACGATCCCGTACACCCCCGACCCGGACCCGAGCCCCATCGACTTCGGCCCGGACCGCGTCGCGCACCTCCGGATCACAGGCCGCATGGACGATGCCCGTTTCCGCCACACGCTCCGCGACCTCGCAGAGGTCCACACGAACGCGGCGCAGCACCTCGACGTGTCCATGTACGTCCAGAACGACCCGCCGGCCACCGAGCCCACCCACCCCGAACGGGACGCGCTGTTCGCCCTCGCCGACGAGTGGCGGGCCGGCGAAGACGACGACAGCACATACCGGCACTGCGCCGACCAACTCCTCCGGCTCGTCGCCACCCTCGACCTCTGAACGGAGCACCATGTCCGACCGCCTCACCCGCCCCACCGTCCGCCTCGCCGGCGGACTCCCCGACGGCAACCTGTCCAACCTGGAAAGCCGCAGCGGAAGCCTCCTCAGCGTCGACCCCAGCCCCGTCTACGCTCTCGTCCGCCTCACCCGCACCCGGCTCGTCGAGGACGACGACCAGGACGGCGCGGAAACCGCCGTCGTCAAGGTCCGCGCCCTCGAAGTCCTCGACGACCGGCACCTGACGAAGATGCTCGACCTCGTCGGCCCGGCCGGCACCATGCAAGACCTGATCGTCGCGCTGAGGGCGGAGCGCACCGGGGACAACCCGATCCCCTTCGACGACGACGGGTCCGCCGCCCGCGCCGACCAGGCCATGACCGAGCTCAGGGACTGGCAGGCCGCCGCGGACCTCGACGACGCCGGCCTCACCACGGCGTGGACGACGTACTTCGCCGGGCACCAGCTCGGGGACGTCCCGACGTGGCGGGACGCCGCCCCGGAGCTCATCCGTGAGTTCGTCCTCGCCATGGAAGACCAGGCTGCGGCCGACGACGACCAGCACGGTGAGCGCTCGGCGGAGACCGAGCACGTCACGCTCGCCATGGAGGACGCTGCCGCGGCACCCGCGCCGGCCCGGGTGCCGGCCGCCACGTTCGCGACCGGCCTCACCGCCGTCCCGGACCCGTCATGACCGGCTACACCGTCACCGACGACGACATCGTTCGTTTCGTCCGTACGTACAACGACTCCTACATGTCGACCGAGGCCCCCGCCACCGCCCGCCGCGCCGCGATACAGGCGGTCCTTGACGACGTCCTGACCCGGCACCCCCGCCCCATCGGGGAGGTCGTCGAGCTCACCGGGTGGCCCCCCATGGAGTACCAGACCGTTTACAGCATCGCCTCCGTGGGCCGGCTCGCCGCCATGGGGTGGCGGGTCCACACCGCCCAATTCACCCCCGACGGCACCCTCCACGCCCTCCTCGAACGCGACCGCCCCACCGACGACCCACCCGGCGCCGAAGCCACCCTCACCCCCGACATGCGCCCACCGCCGACCCCCCAGGCCACCGCCTGGTTGGAGACCGCCGAGATGAACTCCAGGCAGCCCGGCCCCGACTTCACGAACAGCCCGTGACCCACCGCCCGGCCCCCACCACACGGGGGCCGGGCGGCCCCACCAGGAGGCCCCCCGTGGACGAACCCCACGACGAACGCCGCACCGCCCCCGCCGTCCGCGAATACCACAACCGCCCACACCGACCCGGCCACCCCCAGCCAGTGCTCGACAACATCGGCTTGGCCCGGCGCCTCCACGCCGCCGGCCAACCCCGCCACCTCATCGCCGAAATCTGCGCCTGCCGCTCCGACGTCGCCCTCGAACTCCTCCTCGCTGGCTACAACCCCTGGACACGCCGATGACCGCCCGCGGCCGGATCTGCCCCAACGGGTGCGGCGCCCAAATCGTCTGGGCCCACGCACCGCGCGGCGGCACAGTCCCGTTGCAGCCATACCCGGAACCCGACGGCCGGTACAGGGTCGCCACCCGCGGCGCCGGGACGCTCGTCATCCTCGCCGCTGGCGAAGAACTCGACGCACCCACGAAGCGGTACCACCCCCACGCCCCGCACTGCATCCCCGCCGACAAGGCCGTCCCCCGGGTCCGCCCGCAGCAGTTGCCGCTACCCATCGGAGACCCACCGTGACCCGCGCCCGCGCGTTCCCCGCCGCCGCCCTCTACGTCGCCCTCATCGCCCTCGCGAACGTCCTCACCAGCCGCTACGGCCTCACCCCCGTCGGGTTCGGGCTCGCCGCCACCGCCGGCGTCTACGCCGCCGGCGCCGTCCTCACCATCCGCGACACCATCCAGAACGTCGCCGGCCGGCCGGCGACGCTCGCCTGCATCGCCGCCGGCACCGCGCTCTCAGCCGCCTACGGCGACGGCCGGATCGCCGCCGCCTCCGCCGTCGCGTTCTGCCTCGCCGAACTCCTCGACCTCACCGTCTACACCGCCCTCCGCGACCGCGGGTGGACCGTCGCCGTGTGGGCGTCATTCGCCGCCGCCGCGCCCCTCGACACCCTCCTCTTCCTGTGGATCGCCGGGTTCCCCACCACCCCCGCCGGCGTCGCCGGGCAGATGCTCGGGAAGACGTGGGCCACCGCCGCCATCTGGGCCCTCACCGTCGGGTCCGCCGCCGCGGCCCGGACGGAAGACGAGGACAGGCGGGCCCGGGCATGACCCGCGACCCGAACTGCGCCGACGACTGCGAAGGCGACTGGCACCAGCCGGACTGCCCCGTCCTCCTCGCCGACCTGCAGGCCGACAGGGCCGTCTACGGCCACTCCTACGCGCAACACCAGTTGTTCGGCCTACAGCGACGACTCGACCCGACCGCCATCGTCCACACCCCCCAGATGGACGGCCCCGAATGCTCTACCTCATGACCGGCACCCGCCCCGCCGCCGCCCTCGACCTCGTCCGCGCCACCCCACCCCTCCACGGCCCCGGCCTCGGCTACATCTCCCAGCCCGGGTCGAACCCGCCGCCGGACGCCGGATGGTGGGCCGCGGACAACGGCTGCGTCGCACAAGGCATCGACAGCCCCGTCCCCCGGGCCAACCCCCACTGGTCCGAAACCGGGTGGCTGACCTACCTCGAGCGCCACATCGGCGCCGCGCCCCGGAACCTCTTCGCGGTCCTCCCCGACGTCGTCTGCGACCATGACGCCACCCTCACCCGCGCCCTCCCATGGGCCGAACGCGTCCGCGACCTCGGCTACCCCGCCGCGTTCGCCATGCAGAACGGCGCCGAACACGACCCCAACATCCCGTGGGACGCGTTCGACTGCGCGTTCCTCGCCGGCGACGACACCTGGAAACTCGGCCCCGCCGCACACCGCGTCGCCGTCCGCGCCCGCGACGCCGGGAAATGGGTCCACATGGGCCGGGTGAACTCCCTCAAACGGCTGCAACGCGCCGCCCGACTGGGCTGCCACTCCGCCGACGGCACCTACCTGCGGTACGGGCCCGACGTGAACCTGCCCAAGCTCCTCGGGTGGCTCGACGCCCTCGCCGCCGTTCCCGTACTGCCGCTGGAGGACTCGTGATTCGCCCCCTGACCATCCGCGGCGACGCCGGCCGGCTCCCCATCCCAGACGCCTCGGTCGACCTGATCGTCACGTCCCCGCCGTACTTCGCGCTCCGCTCCTACACCGACGGCGGGCAGCACTACGCCGGGCAGATCGGCGCCGAGCCCACCCCCGCCGAGTACATCGCCGCGCTAGTCGCCTGCACCCGGGAGTGGACCCGGGTCCTCAAGCCGACCGGGTCGATCTTCGTCAACCTGGGTGATTCGTTCTCCAAGGGCCAGCGACTCGACTCGGAGTTCACCGTCGAGGACGCCGCGTGGTTGGCCGGCGTGCTGGACTCCGACGGCTCGATCAGCGTCCACAAGCAGGGCACCTCGTACACCGCGTGGACTCGCGTCGGACAGATGCGACCGGAGGTGGTGCACCGCATCCGCGAGGTGACCGGCATCGGGCAGGTGTTCCAGGACAAGCGCGGGGTCTGGAACTGGAACGCTGCCGCTCAGCAGGCGTCGGCCGTCCTCGCGCGGGTCTGGCCGTGGTTGCAGATCAAGCGAGGGCAAGCGCTGGCCGCGGTGGAGCTACAGAGCCGCAAGGCGGCCGTCGGCGGCCGGGGGCGATGGAACGCGCTGACGCCGACGGAGCTGGCCCACAGGGAGCGCATCCGGACGGCGGTGCTGAACTGGAACAGCGGCACGCCGGACGACTACGAGCCGCCCCTGCTGCCCCTGCCAGACCTGCCGCTCAAGGCACGGTGGGTGCCACCGAAGTCACTGCTACTCCTGCCCGAGCGCTACCGCGTGGCGTGCGTAGACCAGTTGGGACTGTTCGCCCGATCCGTCATAATTTGGAGCAAACCTAATGGTTTGCCCGAGTCCGTCACCGACCGGGTCCGACGCTCCCACGAAGACTGGGTGCACCTGACCAAGCAGCCCCGGTACTTCGCTGCCGTGGACGAGATCCGGGAGCCGCACTTGCACCCCCACTGGTCACGGCCGGGGAAGGTGCGCAGTCCGTCTAAGGAGATGCGGGGTCTCGGCGAGACGAGTGCGCTTCGTAACGCTGACTACACGCCGGACCCGCTTGGCAAGCTCCCCGGGTCGGTGTGGACCGTCGCGACTGAACCGCTCCGGAAGGTTCCCGGGATCGACGTGGACCACTTCGCCGCGTTCCCCACCGAGTGGCCCCGCCGGCTCATCCTCGGATGGTCCCCGGCCGGGATCTGCACCGCCTGCGGCGACGGACGCCGGCCAGTCACCACAGTCGAACGCGAACACGGATGGACCCGCCAGACCATCGGCAGCGGCGGCCATCGCAACCCCGGGGAAGCACCCGGCCAGCAAGTCACCAACCGCGCCCTCCACACCATCACCGGCTACACCTGCGCATGCCCCGACACCACCGCACCCACCCGCCCCGCCGTGATCGTCGATCCATTCGGCGGAACGGGCACCACCGCCCACGTCGCCGCCGCGCTCGGCCGGGCCGGGATCAGCGTCGACCTGTCCGCCGACTACTGCCGCCTCGCCGCGTCACCGCACCTCGCCGACGCACGTCTCCGGAAAGTCCTCGGCTACGACAAGGCCCCGGCCGTCCCGGCCGCGCAGGGTGACCTGTTCGCGGACCCGGGGTGACTGGCGGTCCTAGAATGCTGTCGGGGTCCGGCCATGCATGGCAGCTCGACCAGACCCCGACATCCCATCAACGCGGGAGCCATGGTACAGGCGCCCGCGTGCCAGACAGGCACGACTGGAGGCACCATGACCCGCCCCGCAGCACCCCCCGCCGCCCGTAGCCTTCCGACGCACTTACCCGCCAGTAACGAGCTCCTTGACAGCCGTGGTACGCGTCGCGAACTGTGCAGAATCGGCCCCTGTCCAGAGCAGTGGAACGGCGAAACGCAGCCCGAAACCGCGCGGATCGGCGCGTGATGGCGGGCCTCCCCTGGGTCCGGTTGGACGCCTCGTTCCCCACCAACCCGAAGGTCCTCCAGCTCCTGGAGATGCGCGAGGGGCACCGGGCCGGGTTCGTCTACCTGTGCGCGCTCGCCTACTGCGGCGCCCACGGAACCGACGGCGTCGTCTCGGCGGGCGCCCTCCCGTTCATCCACGGCCGGCGCGCTGACGTGCAGAAACTCGTCGAAGTCGGGTTGTGGCACGACTACCCCGACGGCGGTTGGATCATCAACGGGTGGGACGAGAAGCAAGTCACCAACGAGGCCGCCCGGCTCCGCTCGGCCATGGCGAAGCGGGCCGCCGCCGCCCGGTGGAGGCCCGGGAAGGAGGACACCGCGTGATGCGGAACGCAATGCGTCGCGCATGCGGAACGCAATGCACCGCGCATATGCAGATGCATATGCTACGTACGAACGAACGAACGCTACGGACGAACGCCCCCCACCACTTAGAGATCCTTCCCTTCCGGTTTCGTAACGCGCGACGCGCGCGCAGAGCCCTCAACCGCCCCCGAGGAGCCCACCCCGTGACCACCCACTCCCCGAACACCCCCGCCCCCCTCGACCCCGCCGCCATCGCCACCCGCTGCCCCCGCTGCGGCGCCAACCCCGGATACCGGTGCCTCGACCTCCGCGCCGGGCGCGCCCACACCGGGAACCACTCGACCGTCGACCGCGTCCACCGCATCCGGTACGACTACTGGCTCACCACCCCCGCCGCGAACGCCCTCGCCGACATCGCGATCCACCACGCCACCGCGAAGGGACTCACCTTCGACGACCACGGACGCCCGGCCGGCGACCCGCGGCTACGCGCCGACCTCGTCTCCGCCGCCGCGCACCTCCTCGGACGCATCATCGCCATCGACCGGGCCGACGACCTGAACAGCGCGGCCCCGTCCCGCCGCAGGAGCAGCACCAGGAGCGACGAACGCCCCTCCCCTGGTGTCCCTGGACCCCCGGAACCCTCACAGGCCATCTCAGGGCCGCGCAGCAGTTGTCTCGTGCACCCCTACGGCGACTGCCGGGCCATCCCCGAGATGTGCGGCGACATCGCCTGCACATGCTGCGTCGATCGCCACGACCAGGACCAGCCGTGATCCGAGTGGTCGCGGTAGACCCCAGCTACACCCGAACCGGGGTCGCCACCGCCGGCCACACCCGCTCCCTGGTCCCCCCCGCCCGCACCGCCGACCTCCCGCCCCTCGCCCGCGCCCACGCCCGCCGCCAATGGATCCGCGGGCAGATGGCGCCCCTCATCCGCCCCGCCGACGCGATCGCAGTAGAGGGCATGTTCTCGTCGCTGAACTACGGCGTCATCGACCGCGCGGAGCTGTTGGGCACCCTCACCGACCAGGCCATGACCACCGGCGCCGCCGTGATCCACATCGCACCCTCATCGGTCAAGATCTACGCCACCGGCAACGGCAACGCCCCCAAGAGCGCCATGCTCGAAGCCGCCCACCTCGCCTGCGCAGACGACGGCGCCCAGCTCAACACCCGCCCCCCCACCATCGACAACGACGACACCGCCGACGCCTGGTGGATCTGCGCCCTCGTCCACGACCTCCTCGGCGAACCCCTCCTCGCACTGCCGCCCCACCACCGGCGCGCGCTCGACGCATACCGCGGGCCCTTCACCACGACGAAACCCTCGCCGTGGGTGAGAACGTACGACCCCGCCTCTGCCGCTCGTCGTGCCCTCGGCGGATAGGGTCAACGCACAGAACGCCCCGGCATCGACTGCAATCGACCCGGGGCAGGCCAGCTAACGAGGAGCTGACATGCCCGACCGTACCGAGACCCAACGCCGGATCACCAGCCGCATCACGGTCGAAGACCGTGGACACACCAGCCCCTGTTGGGTCAGCAACCGCGGCACCAACGAAGGCGGGTACACCCGCATCTGGCACGACCGCACCACGCGCGCCACTCACCGCGTCGCCTACGAGGCGTTCGTAGGGCCTATCCCGGCCGGCCTCCAGATCGACCACCTCTGCCGCGTACGCGCCTGCTGCCGGCCCGATCACCTCGAACCCGTGACCTGCCGGGAGAACCTCCTCCGAGGCGACACGGTCAACGCGCGCGCAGCCGCCACCACCCACTGCCCGCGCGGCCACGCCTACACCGCCGCGAACACGTACGTCAGCCCGTCGGGTAGACGACACTGCCGAACCTGCGAGAAGGCTCGCCGCAGGGCACGTAAGCGCAACGGAGGATGACCATGGAACTCCACGGCCTCACCTGGGCAGACACCACCACCAACGGCCACCTCAACGCCACCCTCCACGGCCACCGCCCCTGCACACCCACCGACCCCGCCCCCCGCACCGTCGCCACCCACCACGGCACCGCCGAAGTCTCACAAGGCGACCACTGCGTCCTCCTCGCCGTCACCGACCACCAAGGCCCAGCGTGGGCCGTCCTCGCCCCCGACGCAGCGCGAGCCCTCGCCGCAGCCCTCAACCGAGCGGCCGGCTACGCCGAGGAACCCCAGTGACCGACCGCGCCGGCCACCTCGACCGCATCACCGACGACATCCACGCCCTCACCACCCCCCGCACCCACAACGAACCCGTCTTCACCTGGACCAAACAACGGAACCGGAAACTCACCACCCACGCCACCCGCCAACCATCCCTCCTCGACCAGCTGCGTCACCTCGCCCACCACCCCGAAACCACACCACCCGCCGGCAACCGCCGGCCCGCACCCGAATCCCGCACCCCCGGCGGAACCGCAGCCCTCGACCACCTCCACCACATCGACACCATGGCCCGCCACTGGATCAGCCACTTCCGCTGGACACTCGACATCGGCCACCACCCCCGACCCACCACCGAAAGCGCCCTCACCGTCCTCGGCCTCTACGCCCACACCTGCGACCCCGACACCCTCACCGCCCTAGCCACCGACACCGCAGCCTGGCGCCGCACCGCCGAAATCATCACAGGCTGGCGCGACCCCGACCACCGCCTCAACGCACGCTGCCCCACCTGCAACACCCCCGGCACCCTCACCGCCACCGCCACCCCCACCGCCACCACCGTCACCTGCACCACATGCACCACCACCTGGACCCACACAGACGGCACCCTCACCACCCTCACCAACCACCTCCGCAACGACACGCCCGCCACAGACCCGGCTTGACGCTGACCTGCGGATATACGAAACTCACACCCGAGACAGGTGTCACACCACCACGGCAGGTGACCTCATCCCGAAGCCAGGAGGCACCACAGCACGCGGATACGGCAGCCGACACCAAGCCGAACGAGCCCGATGGCAACGCAGACTCGACCGCGGCGAACCCATCACCTGCCGCTCCACCCGCTGCCTCCAACCCGGACACCTCGTCAACCCCAGACGATGGGACTTGGGGCACGTTCCAGACCGCAGCACCTGGACCGGACCCGAAGCACCCGAGTGCAACCGCGCCGAAGGTGGGATCCGAGGGAACCAATCCGCCGCCCGCCGCACCAACGCCCCCGAACCACACTCACGACAGTGGTGACCACATGACCTACACCGACCGACTCACCTCGCGATACGCCGTCGAGCACAACGGATGCTGGCGATGGACAGGAACCCTGACGTGGGGCGGCTACGGCCAGATCAGCAGGCACAGCGTCAACGTCACCGCACACCGCGCGATGTGGGAACACCTCCGCGACCCGATCCCCGATGGCCTCGTGCTCGACCACCTCTGCCGCAACCGCGCGTGCGTCAACCCCGACCACCTCGAACCGGTGACGTACTCCGAGAACAACCGCCGTAGCCGTCGATGCGCATAAAATCCAGCCAACACGCCGGGAAAGAC